ATTGTAGCGATAGTGGCACTCGCTCCGGCAGCACTTGCTCCTACTAAAATTGTTCCGGCAGCTACAGCTACTCCAGAACCAAAGGCAGCAGCACCTACGGTAAGTTCATATTTGTTGGATACCAATGCCACGGCTGTAATAGCGATAGCTGTTCCTGTAGTTCCTACGGTTGCAGGGGCTACCATGATTACATCTCCTACTTTGGGTACCATGGTCAAACCATAGGCGTTCACTTTAATCACAGTTGCTACTGTAGCAGCGTAATTGTCAGTTACTTCGTAAGTTGGTAGAATGGTAATCACTCTGTCTGTTAAGTTTACGGGTGTTCCAGCAAGGATTATCTTTCCAGCATATTCGGTTTTAAAGTCCGATACTACTTTCAAATTTCCACCTATTGCTTCAATGCCATCATTGTCGATATGTCGCCATATCGGGGTTCTGCCACCAAAGAATTTCTGTTCTGAACCGCTAACTCCTAAATCAAAATTTTCCATTTTTCTTTATTTTTGTTAGTTAGTTTATACAGGAGTATTAATCACTCCTTCTTTAATCAATTCTGCTTTTTGAGCTAAGAATTGAGCTTTTGGGTCAGTGGGCGTTGGGTCACCGGTTAGTGGCTTCACTCCAAACTTACTGCCTATGTTTACACATCTGGCTTCAAAATCAGCCTGTGCAGTTTCAGCCCCAAAATCAAAATACTCACCAGCTATTTCAACTACACTGTCAGTGTATTTTGCCTTAGCAGTTTCAAGTATCGTGTTCTTCTTTTGCTCAATGGTCTTTGCCGTTTCCGCACCGGTAAGTTTTGCCTCCATAGCTGCAAATCTTGCTTCTTGCGCTTCTCTCATTGTTTTTGCCCATGCTGGCTCTGCCAATAGTTCGGCAGCTTTTGCATCGTCAATCACTTTTTGAGCTGCAATCTCCTCTGGAGTTTTTTCCTTCGCTTTAGCAGCTTCTTCAAGTGCCTTGGCTTTTTCCGCTACTTCGTGTCGTAAGTTCCCATCCATTGATGTAAAGTTGGGTAGTACTTGCGCCACAAATGCGCTTAACTCGGTTTCTTCTCCCACAAATGACATTAGGGATTCCAATGAATCATTTATCGTGCGGTCACTAATCATTCGGCTTGCGCCCAGTTTTACTTTGAGTTCTTCAAAGATTTGGATTTTGGTAATCATAAGTTCTTTATGAGTTTTGGTTGGTTCCAAAAGCTAGTTTTTCTAGTTTTTGGATAATATTTTTTACAAAGATAATGTATTTACGATAAATAAATACGATTATTTGAAAATAATTTCTACTTTTTATCGTATATACATTATTTGACTACCGAAATGCACTATCTTTGTGGTTAAATTATCAGAAAATGTTATTAACCAACGCCCAATTCCAAAAAATAAAATCACGAAAAACAAGCCGTTATCTAAATAATGGCTCACAGACCAATGCCTTTCAGTGCAAGTCTAAAATCGTGATTTATTGTGGTAATCGTGGCAATGGCAAAACACACCTTATACTGTCCAAAATACTACCACATATATCGCTACCGGAATATCGCTGCGTATATATGCGGAAGGAAATAAAGGATGCCAATGGTGCCGGTGGTATAGTGGATGCTTCAAAGGGTATTTTCTCGCAGTTTGGTACTTACCTCGAAAGTCAGGCCAACATGGTTTGGAAGTTTCAATCGGGTGCTAGAGCTTCGTTTATGAATTACTCGCCTACTGTCAAAGAGTTTCAGGAAGCTATTCAGGGTAAGGAGTATGCACATATCTTTATTGACGAAATTACCCATATTGAGGAAGTGAAGTTCAATGCTCTATTCGCCAACCTCCGTACTACCTATGGTATCAAAACACAGATTTTTGGTACTTGTAATGCCGATGCCGATAGTTGGATTTCTAATCTTATTGATTGGTATATCGACCCTGATACTGGCTACCATATTCCAGAACGTGATGGTAAGGAACGCTTTTTTTATCAGTTTGGTAACACTATTTCGGAGGCTATTTGGGGAGATTCTCGTGAAGAAGTCTATGAGCTTGCCAAAGACTACATAGCCCCTTTCCTTGATGCCAACATGGTGAAACACAATTCACCGCTTGATGTAATCATGTCCATTTCTGTTTTCGAGGGTAAAATGTCCGAGAATGAATACCTAATGCGCTCCGGTGGTGGTGGTATCGAATATCTCGGTCAGCTACTAAAAGGTTCTACCGAAATGAAAAACCGTTACGCTCGTGCTTGCTGGCGTAAACTGGATGTGGGAGATTCTATCGTTTCGGAAGCGGATATGCACCGGTTCTTTGCTACTGCCTATCAAACAGATGGAACCAAGTATGCTTCTATGGATATAGCCGGTGAGGGTAAGGATAAAGTTACGCTATGGATATGGGACGGACTGCACATTACCAATGTCTATATGGCCAATGGGCTGAAAGCAAAAGCCCTTGTTGAATGGACTACCCGGCACCTCAACCAAGAGGGGGTAGCCGAAAAGAATTTTATCTACGATGCCATTGGTGTTGGATTCGCTTTTTCTGGATACTTCGATGATGCCAAAAAGTTCGTGTCCAATGCTGCCGTTTCGGATGGTAGCAAAGTAGCCGTACTGGATAAGAAAATGATTAAGATGTATGCCAATGCCAAAGCGGAACTTATCGGTAAATTCCTAGAAGTACTTAATAACCACAATGATACAGGGGAGTGCGGTATTAGTATCGACCCTGAATTACTTAACCGTATTTTCTTCGGTCAAACCCTACAGCAACACCTACTACACGAGCGCAAAGCAATCCGTTGGAGAGCCGACAAGGATGGCGTGCTGCAATGTATCGACAAGAAAGAAACTCGTGCCGTAATAGGCCACTCTGCCGATGTAATCTTCGGACTAATCTACAGGCTAGGATTAAACATAGGACAAAGACAATATACGCCAATGGCTAAAAAAACCATGGTGAATTTACAAAACTTCTTTTTATAAACTACCACAATGACACCAGACCAAATTAGAGTACCTAAGTACTGGAGGTTTCCAAACCCGAAACAAAATTACGAAGTCGAAAACTTCTCTAATCAGTTGGATACTAAAGTGTCGCAACAAAAATTCTACGATGAGTATCACCCTAGCGGTCATGGTATCAATAGCCCATTGGTATATCCCGATATTCCAATACTAGATGCCAATGATAACATAATTGATGTCCACAAAGTAAATCGTATATCACTTCCATTCCAATGCGAATCTGTAGAAATTGTACTGGCACACCTTCTTGGTAATAAAACACAATTTACCGATTCTACGGTGGGTGAAAATAATCCTGAAACTCTATCTCAATACAAGGAGTTTTGGGATATGAAAAACATGGTTGTACTTCGCAATGACCTTATCAAAAGCATTCTGTCAGTTGGCGATGGTGCTGCACTTTTCTATCGTGATATTGAAACCAAAGAGTTCAAGTGGAAAGTATTATCATTCCTTGATGGCGAGCAAATCTACGAGAAAAAAGATAAGTTTGGCGATCTGGAGTATTTCGCAAGGTTCTATTCTCAAATTAATAACGAGGGAAGCTTCACTAACTACTGCGATATTATTGACAAACAGTATTATGATACTTACTCGGATACAGATGTTGTGTGGACTAGAATCTCACACGACTTACACGGATTCAAGCAAATCCCTGTAGTATATTATTTCCGTAAAGAGGGTGCTTTTTGGACACCGGTACAAAGTAATATCCACAATCTTGAAGTTATGCTCTCACGCTTGTCGGAAGATAACCGTACCAAGGCTAAACCAAAATACCACTTAAAGGTGGATAATCCTGCATCGGTTCAAACTACTAAAGCTGGTGGTACTGATATTGTAATTACAGATACTACCGGGGATTTCAAATTAGTACAAGGTGCCGATATTTCTACTCAATTCAAATTTGAATGGGAAACCTCACTCGAAGTTATTTCAAATAAACTAGGTATGGTTTTTCCAAAATCAAAATCGAGTGGAGATATGCCTACTGGTTCTATGAAAATGATGTTCTATCCTACAGAACGTATTGTTTTTCAATTGATTAATGAGTTCAATTCCGTATTGGATAAGGTCAATAAACTTTTCAAACAGGGTCTTATGTTCGAGATGCCAGCTCTTGCCACCGGTGTAGCTGCTCTAAATGTGAGTGCATATATCAAAATGTTCAGCCCACAGGATGATGCTTCGGTTATGACTTCACTAGGCCAAGCCAAACAGTACGGTTCACTTAGCAACCAAACCGTTGCCGAAAATATGCCTTATGCTGCCAGTGATGAAATAAAAAGATTAGAAGAGCAACTTAAACAAGAGGAGGAAAAACTAGCCAAAGAAAATGCTGCATTGGCAAACGACACTCCAAACGACACAGCAAACTAAATAACAGTAGGTAGTTAAGCATACTTGGTCTTAACTATCAACTATCAACTATCAACTAAATGATTCCTATAAAAGAAACCAAGCCACCGAAAATCAGAGTAGGTGCTACACGGATAATCAAACCGTCAGACGAAAAGTTCGACATGTTTCGTAGGCTCACCTGCGATTTATACATTGCATGTCAAAACATGGTAGTATCACACGATATGTATCGTAGGGCTACCCTCGGTGCTGAATATGTGGAAATAGCTTCGGCAAACTCCACAGCCAGCGTATTTTTCTCCAAGCCCGAAAATGTAAACTACATGGCAGTGCGTAGAGCCGAAATCGCCAAAGCTGGATTCGATGAGTTCTGTAAAATGAAAAATATAGAACACTCCGAGTTTAAGGCTATCGAGGATAAGGAATATGACCTGCTAGTAAACCAAACACCGGCTGAAATTCGTGAGAAAAACTACATAGAGCTGGAAAAGCTAAAGAAAACCACCGATGAACCTCAAATTCTAGCACAGATAATAAAACAACAATCCGAACTTTTTGACGCTAAGTTGAAAGATAAAGGTGTGGAACTTGCTGAAACCGAAAAATTGATTCATTTTTATCTTCCGGCAGCAGTTTGTGACACCTGTCCAAATAAAAAGCAGATTGAAGAGCAATTCAAAAACTTACCTGATATTGACCTAGAGATAGAATGACATGACCAAAAAAGAGATAGAATTAAAAGTACTGGATTATGCTACCAAAGCACAAATAAACTCTAAGGATGCAAGCGTAGAGGTGAAAAACCGTATCCATACAGCAGTGAAGCAAATCATTGTGGTAGCATTCCTTATGGGAAACAAAGGCAAAGATTTTCAGTTTGGCAGAAACAAAGATGTAAATCTTATTCTGCTAAACATGAAAAAAGACATTGCCGTTATAATAAGTAAGCGTGTCAATAACACCAAAAACATTTCCAAGAACCTAAACAAGAATTTCGACATAGCTCCTACTGATTGGGATAGCCGTGAGTGGCTTACTTCTACACGGTACGATAAAACATACATGCAGCGATTAAACACCTATGCACTACGGTTGAAGTATGAGCTGGAGGCCTTCGCTGCTGTCGGAATGGTCAAAGGATACTCACAACTAGAGATAGTCAATAACTTTATGCTAAATATCGAAAGCCCACACACCGTATCCGAAATACTAGATGCCAGTGGATATGCTGCCGTTCGTGCCAGTGGGATACTTGCTGTGGGCGTGGGTGGAATTACATCTGCATACAAATCCATTCTTAGGCTCAATAAAGACACCCTAATGTCAGCCTATTCAATCAGCAACAATACCACTTGGGGAGCAAAAGAACTCCGAAAATACATCCTTGTACAAAACGATGCCAAAACCTGCGCTGCCTGTCAAATGAATATAGGACTTACATTCCCAGCTAATGAGTTTGTTATCCCAATTCACCCAGGCGATAGATGTGTAGAGATTCCTATATTACTATCTATATAGTTTTTTCTTGCCATATAAGCCTCTTGTTCGGTTTTAAACGAGCCTATATGTAATCTTTTACCATCAACATTAACTCTAGATTTCCATCTCTTAGATACTTTGTGAAAGCAAACGCCCTCATAAATAGAGCTCTGTTTAGATAGCCTTTTATCAATAACTGATTGATAAAAGGCTTCAAATTCTCCTTTTTCATGTGCTTCTATCGCTGATAAATACATATTATTTGCCTCAACATCGGTACTATAAACACCGATATACACATGCTTGCTATTTATAGTAACGGTTACTTGATATATATTATGTTTCTCTCTATATACAACTCCAGTATAAATAGATGATTTTGAATCAACTCTCATTTGAGAGCTGTGTTGTGAATTATATCTAGCTGTTACAACTTCAAGGTTTTCAACATTATTATCTAATCTATTCCCATTTTTGTGATTAACAACAAGACTATACCTACATTGAGTATGATTTAAAAAGCTCATTGCTACTACTTGATGCGTTCTTATTGTTTTCTTCTTTCCATTGTTCCATAAGTAAACTGTCTTATACCCAACGTTTCCTACTGTCTGTTTCATTATTACTCCCTTGCACTCCCTGTTCCTACAATCAAGTCTATCTACCCCTCTAATTCGACCAAGATTACTGCATTGATAAATTCCCTCGTAACCGGGAATGTGTTTCCAAACCTCTATATTTGATTCCATTATAAAATAAAGAAGCCACTTAAAGATTGAGAGTGGACGTTCTCGCACCTTAAATGGCTTCATTAAAATTAGTTTTTCAGCGTCCACTCTGATTATTGCACAAAGATAGCAATAAAAACGCATATACGATAATAATTAGTGTATATATTGTAAATAAATGCTGATATAGAATAACCAAAGTCAAAATAGCCCCCATAGTCCCCAACTACAAACTAAAATATATTTGGATACAACTCCTTCAATTTCACGAGTGATAACTCCTTCTTTTCAGTTTTAATTTTCTTATAATCTCTATTTATTTTCTCCTTAATTGCAAGGCGTATAAACTGACTAACATCTACATTCAAATCCCTCAATTTATCAAGCGTATCAAGTTGAGTTTTAGAAACCCTAAACCTATATGTTTCAGTCAGTTTTTCCATTTTTGTGGGTACATTAATTTCGCATACACAGTCGTTATGCCCCATATTGAAGCACTACCGTTGTTGAAGGTTCATAACTATTTGCTTTGTATTTTCCACCTTCATATAAGCTGATAAATGGACAATTTACATTTAGTTCCTTCCATTTTTCAATCCCTGCATTGACAACCTCCTCGAAAGTATCAAAACGATTAGTGTAAACATTTTCTTTATTATACTCAGCTCTTTCAAAATCTCGCTTATATAAATTGCCACCTTCTTTTTCATCAAGAGCCTCAGCAATTTTTAATGTAAGCGGCCTGAATATCTCTATTTTTTCACCTAAATATTTTACATTCCATTCTTCAACATTTTCGATGTTTACATTTTCTTTTTCAGACAGTATTAAATGTCCATAAACGTGTTCTGCGTCACCACATTGACCAACCCACGAAGTGATGTTTAATATAACCAAGAAAATACGTGGCATAACACACGCCTCACCCGCAATGGTGGGCTGTGTAGGTTTTTGAAGTTGCTGTTCTCGTGCTATCATTTGTGTTATTTTGAAAGGTTTGTACTCGTAATCCACCACTGTGGGTAGCCTTGCCGTTAGGTGCAAGCGAAGGAAAAAAGAAACCTTCGCTCGCTGAACAACCTATTTTTGAAGTTGACCCATAACGCCTCTATCAATGCGCTCTTGAACTCTTTCTTCACAAGCTTCGATAAAAGTGTTTAAACCTGAAATCATTTTTTCGTTGTGAACCGAAGGAAAACGATTATTCAATTTAATGCAACGGTCAAGTAAAACAAAAGCTAACTGCTCGGATTGAACGCCAGGAATCATTTCTCCGTCGTTATTTTTTTGAACAAATTGAATAACTTGATTTGAATCAACATACTCAGCTTTGCCATTATTAAAGCCGATACTGTTTTGAACTTCATACTTGTGAGCACCACCATAAACTTCGTCATTTTCGACACTAATAGTTGGTTGTTCACTCGGAAAAACTAAAAAATCTAACTTTTTCATTTTGAATAAAATTATTTATTTTGGTACTCTATTTAAGGTTTTCCCTAGCCCTTTATATTTTAAAGAAAATAATCGCCAGCGCCTAACACACGCCTATGTGTACCGAAATACGGATACACATAGCCTAATCGTTATGCTCCATGCTATAAAAGAAGACGTTTATTCACACGGTCGACTGAAATCCAATCATTTTCTATTGCCTTTATCAGTTTTGCAGCGAGAGCGTCCGAAAATGTTTCGTAACAAACTACGTCATTATTTACAGCACTTCCAGAATAAAATCTTTGATGTTTTTCGTCAAATTCAATGGCGTAAGTATTACCACACATTTGAACTAATTCAGCGCAAGTATAAGCCGAAGTTGGATTTCCTGTAAAATCAATACTTTTTTTTGGCATTACTCCCCATTTTGAATGTGTGTGATAAAAAAGCGATTTTTGTTCAACACCTAATTCTTTTAATTTATCTGCATATTCTAAATTGCAGCATTGTTTTTCTAATTTCATATTGTTTTATTTAAAAAGTGAAAACTAAGAAAAAGAAAGCACGAGAGCATAACACTGTGTAATGTGCCATTGAATAAACGGCACATACACCGTCGTTATGGTTTAGTTGAAGATAGTATTATAGCCATTTCCTTATCAGACGGCATTCTTGTTTGACCACACATTTCACATTCCATTAATGTATGAATTTTAGGGTAGCATCATTGCGCTGTCCATTTGTGTTTTTTACCATTTAAGCAATCGGCTTTTGCTGGGGTGTAATTAAACGAAATGCAAGTGGTGTACACAAAATACTTATCGCAATATTCGCATGACATTTGGTGTATTTCATCTTCGGCATATCCTTGGCCGTCGTCGTGGTTTACATTTTGGCCTTTGCCGCAATAGGGACAATCTAAATCTTTATAC